CTTTTGGGAGTCATAATGCAATTCAAATTCTGGCCGTTTCGACGCAAGGCCATCGGACCAAACGATATTCTCGCCGCAATCATCAACGGGGAGAAAAGCGGGTCCGGTAAAAGCGTTTCCACTTCCTCGGCGCTCAAAGTAGCCACAGTGTTCGCCTGTGTGCGGGTGATTGCCGAAGGCGTGGCACAGGTGCCGTTTAAGCTGTTCCGCGAGGAAGGTTTAAACAGGTTGCCGGCCAAAGACCACCCGCTCTATGACCTGTTGCACCGCAAGCCCAACGCCAATGCTACCAGTTTTCAATGGCGCGAAACGCTGGCGATGAACGCTGCGCTGGCTGGCGAGGGCTTCTGTTTCATCAATCGCGCTCAAGGCAAGATTTTAGAGCTTATCAACCTCGACCCGGCGCACGTCACTGTCGAATGGCCTGACCGCATGGGCGACCGTCCGACCTATACCGTCACCGGCAAGAGCGGCAGCAAGCAACCTTTCCCCGCCGAAGCGATCCTGCATGTGCGGGGGCCGTGCTGGGGGAAGGGGGCTATTGAGCCGGTTCGCATCGCCAGGGAAGCTATCGGCTTGTCGATGGCGATGGAAGAATCGACCGCCAAGCTGCACAGCAACGGCGTCAAGTCGGGCGGGCTGCTGTCGGTGGAAGGCAGTCTGACCGGCGAGCAATACAAGCAGCTTCGCAAGTGGATTGACGAAGAACACGCAGGCAGCAGCAACGCCTACAACACCATGATTCTCGACCGGGGCGCGAAGTTTACCCAGCTCGCCATGTCGGCGGTGGACGCGCAGCAGATCGAAACGCGGCGCTTTCAGATTGAGGAAGTCTGCCGGGTTTTCCGTGTCATGCCGATCATGGTTTGTTCCTCGGACAAAGCAACGACCTACGCTTCTGCTGAGCAGATGTTCCTTGCCCATGTGGTTCACACCCTCGCCCCCTGGTACGAGCGCATCGAGCAGGCCATTGACTGCCAACTGCTGACCGATGAAGAACGGGCGCAGGGCTACTACGTCAAGCACGTTACTCAAGGGCTGTTACGCGGGGCGCTCAAGGACACCGCCGAATATCTCTACCGGCTGGTCAATATCGGCATTATGAGCCGCAATGAGGCCCGCAATTTACTGGAAATGAACCCGCTGGATGGGTTGGACGAACCCCTGACCCCGGCAAACATGGGGATAGGAGAGCAAAATAATGCGTGATTATCTCGACAGACCGTTTGAAATTAAGGAAATAGCCGAGGATGGCACCTTTTCTGGCTACGGTTCGGTCTTCAACGAACTGGACAGTTACAAGGACATTGTTGTGAAGGGGGCTTTTGCCGAGTCTTTGGCGAAGAAAAACCCCTCCTTGCTGTGGCAGCACCGCAGCGGCGAGCCGGTCGGTGTCTATACCGAGGTCAGAGAGGACGATCACGGCTTGTTCGTGGCCGGAAAGTTGGCGCTCAAGACCGCCAGGGGCGCAGAAGCCTACGAATTAATGAAGATGGGCGCGATTTCCGGTTTATCTATCGGTTACGTCACAGAGGAAGACAGCTACGACTCAAAGACCGGCATTACCACCCTCACCAAGTTGGATTTATGGGAAGTCTCGCTTGTCACCTTCCCGGCCAACCACTCGGCGCGGGTGGCTACGGTCAAAACCATTGAAGAAGTCGAAACGCTTGCCGCTGCCGAAGACCTCCTGAGAGATTCTTGGGGTCTTTCCAGAGCAGAGGCTTGCCGCATAGTAGCGAAAGTGAAGGCTATCGGTCAGAGAGAGTCTGACCTGAAGCACGAACTTGCCGCACTTGCACAGCAAAGAAACGTATTTTAACAAGCTATCGACTGTCGTGAGACAGCCGGTCCCTAAAACCCGTAAGGGAAAGAAGGAGTTTAACCATGCAAGAAGTCAAAACTTTGCTTGAAGACCAAGGCAAAGCGTTTGAAGCCTTTAAAGAGGCCAATGACGCCCGCCTGAAAGCCATTGAGGAGAAGGGTTACGCCCCTTCCGATGTGGTGGATAAGGTCGATACCATCAACGCCGAACTGACCAAGCTCGGCAAGGATTACACCGAACTGCTCAAGCAGAAAGGACGCCCCGAAGCTCCCGGCCAGATGACCGAAGAACAGGCCGAGCACAAGGAAGCGTTTGACCGGATGCTGCGTAAAGGCCACACCGAGGGTCTGGACGAATTGCAGCGCAAGGCCATGAACAGCCACGATGACCCCGATGGCGGTTATCTGGTCCTGCCGGAAATGGACGGCATGATCGACCGTGTGGTGCCGACTATCTCGGCGCTGGCCCGCCTCGCCAATCAGAAAACCATCTCCACCGCCAAGTACGAAAAGCTGGTGAAGACTTCCGGCATGGCGCTGGCCTGGATCGCTGACGGTGCCAACAATGGCGAAACCACTGAGCCGACCTATAGCAAGATCGATATTGAGGTATTTACCGCAGAAGTCGAGCCGTGGGTCTTCAACCAAACCCTGGAAGATGCCGAAATCAACCTTGCCGCCGATCTGGCCGAAGAGGCCGCTATCGGTTTCGGTGAGGGTATCGGTTCCGCGCTGATTACCGGCAACGGCGTCGGCAAGCCTAAAGGTCTGACCGCCTACTCCGCCGTGGCTAACGCTTCCTATGCCTGGGGCGGCTTGGGCTATATCGCCTCCGGTGCTTCCGGTGCGTTCACTTCCTCTGCCCCGGCTGACAAGATCGTGCAGCTACAGCATGCCCTCAAGCAGCAGTATCGCCCCGGTGCGGCCTTCCTGATGTCCGATGCGACCTTGGCCACCATCCGGCAGATGAAAGACTCTTCTGGTGCTTATTACCTCTGGCAACCGGACACCACCGCAGGTTTTGGTGGTCGTCTGCTCGGCTCGCCGGTAGAGATTGACGACAACATGCCCGCTGTCGCCGCTAACAGCCTGTCGATTGCTTACGGCAACTTCAAGCGCGGCTATACCGTGGTTAATCGGCGCGGCACCACGCTGATCCGCGACAACATCACTGCCAAGGGCAAGACCAAGTTCAACTTTACCCGTAGAATCGGTGGTGGCGTGACGAACTTTGAAGCGATCAAGCTGCTGAAATTCGCTGCATCGTAATAAAACGGGGGCTTCACGGCCCCCTTTCTTTTTAAAGGAGTTTGCACATGAACGATCTGCACAATAACTGCCGACAGTCGCAGGTACTTGCCGGGGCGGCAGCAGGCACCACCGGCACCGGGCGAACCGGCACCATCATTGACCGTCAGGACTACGGCGGCGTGGAATTTCTCATTTCTTACGGCGCGGCCACCACGACCGGCTACTCTGTGGCCGTCACCGTATTGGAAGGCGACACCACCGGAGCCATGACTTCCGTGGCCGATGCTGATCTGCTCGGCACAGAATCTCTTGCAGGGATGGCTGTGCAGGCCACTACCCGCACCGCTGGCACTGGCAAGGACGTTACCAAGCGCATCGGCTACAAGGGCAACTGCCGCTATGTCACGGTCAAGGAAGTTCCGGCTGGCGCGGCCACCGGCATCGTCGGCTGTGACGCTGTTCTGCACAGCCCGAAGGTCGCCCCGACCGCTAATCCTTAATTGACGAAATCGGCTGTGGTGCCCATCCCACCGACAGCGCCGGACCCGTAACCGGCTTTATTTTCTGGATGGGAGGAAGTATGACACCGAAGCATGTAGTGATTCTGGGGCTTGGCCCCTCGATTAATCAATATTTAGAGGTAACAAAGCGCCTCGGCGGGCGCAAAAAACTGGCCGATGAGATATGGGGCATCAATGCGCTGGGCGATGTGTTCGGCTGTGACCGGATTTTCCACATGGATGACGTAAGGATTCAGGAAATCCGCGCCGAAGCGGCCCCTGAGAGCAACATTGCCGCCATGTTGGATTGGCTCAAGACCCACCCCGGCCCGATTGTCACCAGCAGGGCGCACCCTGACTACCCCGGCTTAGTGGAATTTCCGCTTGAGGCCGTTTTAAACGAGTTTGGCTTTGATTATTTCAACTCTACTGCCGCTTATGCCGTGGTTTACGCCATATACCTGGGCGTGGAGAAAATCACCATTTTCGGCAACGATTTTACCTATCCCAACGCCCACGACGCCGAAAAGGGCAGGGCTTGCGTTGAGTTCTGGCTTGGCATCGCCGCTGCTCGCGGAATCAAGATTAGCCTGCCGAAAACGACCAGCTTGATGGATGCCATCATGACCCGGCAAGAGCGGTTATATGGCTACGACACGCAAGAGGTCGTTTTTAACCCGCAGGAAGACGGCAGTTTGAAACTGGCATTTAAAGAACTGGACAAACTGCCGACCGCAGCCGAGATTGAGGCCAGTTATGACCATAGCGCCCACCCGAACCCGCTGATGGAGACGGAAAAAGATGAAATATGAAGTGATAAAGACCTTTCGCGGTTCACCGGACGGGCGCTTTGCGGTCGATTATACCGCAGGGGAAACGGTTGAACTGACCGACT